CTGTATTAATTTTAGTAATTGCAAGTTCTTCTGTAATTTCAATTGTATTTATTTTAAGTGTTTCAGCATCTGTAAAACCATTACCATTATTAAACATAAAATTACTATTTGTTAATAAACAATTACAATAATTCTCATTATTACTTAACATTAAAGAATCATTTAAAATAGTTGTATTAACATTACTAGTTATACTAATTTGATTTTCTTCTATTTTTAAAGTTGATAATGGTAAATTATCTTCTAAAATATCTATATGTTCTAATTCAATAAAACCATTTTGTAATTTAATATTACCTACATCTAATTTAATACGTGTTCTATCACGATCTTCACCATAAGATTTTTCAATTTCATCTTTAATATTACAATTTTCATTACGAATATAATTATTTTTAAAATAAATATCATAATGTTGTTGGTCTGTATTACCATAGAATATTATAGAATTATTGAATATTTGAATATCAATATCATCTGTAGGGATAATTGTAGTAAAGTCTGGATCATAAGTTCCATTATAATCACTAAAATTACTATCGTCATCTGTAATTCTTCGTCTTGTACCGAAGTTTACTGTTCCTAAATCATATCTATAAGCATTACAATTAGTATCACCAATTGTTAGATCACTACGTATTGTTATATTGTTATTACTGATTGAAAATGTATCATCAATATTAATACCATAAATTTTAATATTGGATAATATAGCATCTCCAAGTATTAATTCATTATTAACAGTTATAGTATCAGCAGTAATATTACAAGAATTTAAATTAATATTACTTAAGTGGTCAATTTTAATATTACTAATAAAGTTTGAAGATCCTAAATGAAAATCAGGACCTGATATTAAATCATAAATTTCAATATTACTAACAGTTATATTAGAAACATCTAATGTTTCTAAGATCTCAAAGTTTGATGTTGTTAATATACCATTTAAATTATCAATATCACAATTAGATATTGTTAATTTTGTTTCTTCTATTTTTAATAAACCATAAATGTGCAAATCAACATCATTATTACAATCACCAACAGAAACAATTTTTTCAAAGTTTTTAATATTAATACCATAATTACCAATTGCGGATAATAATCCAGGTTTAATGATTAAAGCATCACCGATAATATTTTCGTTAATATAGTTTATAGGAACAACTGTTCGATACATTTTAAAATCATCTATATATCCATTTAGATAGTCAGTAGTAGAAGCTGAATTAAGCACACCAAAATAATTAATAAAAGTCGCTGGATTATTACCAAATATACTAACACCACCGCTATACGTTTTCTCATCTAATTCAATACCATTCACATAAGTAAATATAGTAGCTATATTAGTTGCTGGTGCAAAATCAAAGTGGGTAGGGGTTGGTGATGTATTATTAGTATATCCAAGGTCTAAAAAATACTGTATTAATAAGTTTGAATCAGTATTAATATCTGTAGGTATTAAAATATTAATACCATTTTTAAGAATTAGAACTATATGATACCATTCATCTTTTTTAAATTTAAATGTCTCTATACTATTTGGAATTACAGGAGCACCTCTATTTCTATTAACAATATCAATATTTAAGTTATTACTACTATTTAAAGATATATTAATACTTTTTTCGATAGGATCTACAGGATTAACAGGAACTCCAAAGTTAAAAATATATTGATTTCTATCAATTTCATTAAATCTTATCCAAAATGATATAGTATAACTTTTGGAAGAAGTTAAATATGCACTATTTATATCTTGAGTATTAAAACTATAATAATCAATACCACCTGAATTAAATATATTACTACCACAATGTAAAGAACTATTACCTTTTACATATTTAGTTCCATAATAATCTATAGCGTTTTTAGATCTATTTGGAACAATGCTATATTCACTAAAAGTAGAATAAATTGGAGCAGTATTAGTATTTAATTGTAATACAGTATTACTAAAAAAATCGTTCGAATTATCTATATTATATATATTAAAATCAAAATCATATGCTAATATTAAATTACTTTGAAAAAACTGAGGCATATTGGTGTATAATGCTTCAACATCGTCTTTATCAGTCATTTTTGAAATAATTACATCAGTGTGCTTGTCAATTTGACTAATAGATGCGTATTTTTGTGCAAGTGTTCTTTGGTTTTCTGTAATTGTTCTACTAACTGTAAGATCGTTGTCAATATCAACATTACTACCAACCGTTAGATTGCTAGTTATATTTAATGTATTAAACCTAGATGTATCAATAACAAGTTCGCTAATACTTAAATCTCCATCAACTGTTAGATTACCAAATACTCTTAAATTAACATTATCATTTGGTCCTGTTCCTCCAATATTAACATTGCTAGAATAATTAACAATATCAATACCATAATTACCATTTGCACTAATATTACCAGGTGTTATTTTAGTTATTTTTCCAATAATATTGTTTTGTATATAATCAATTTGTAAATTAGTTTTATAAATACGAAAATCATCAATATATCCATTAATTGAATTGCTAATATTACCAAGATATATATTTGCACTTTTTTTTCTTTCTTCACTACCATTTCTTAAGAAACCGTTAGTTTGTTGTGAAGTATAAATATCGTCGATTAATATACCATCTATTAAAATATCTAGTGAAGCTGGATCATTAATTATAATAGTAATATGATGCCATTTATTTATATCTAACGTATAATTATATTCAATATAATTATTCGGGTCTTTATAAATTTTTAATTTACCAGTGAAATATTTTAAATAAAATATATCACTTTCGGTACTACTACCTTTATCTTGTAAATTTAAAATATATTTATAATTATCACATTCTTCATTTAAAAATAACCAAAAACAAAAAGTATATTCTCCTGAATTGAATTGATTATTCGTCATTTCAATTTTATAATAAAGTTCATCATTGATTTCAGCAGATCCAGTTCCTACATAATATTCTTTTTGTAAATTACTAATTGTTCCCCTTTCATTACTTAACTCTCCATATTGTTGTCCAACTGTATCATTATTACTAGTAAAATTACTAGTAAAATCATCTTTATTAAACTTATACCAAATAATTAAATGTTGATGATCTTCATCTAAATCCTCACGAACTATAAGATCATATTTTTTATTGTTTTCAGGTTTTAGTTGATATTTATCTTCTAATTTGATCCCGTTTTCTGCAATATTACAATATACATCTAATTCACATATTGGTGTAGTTGTTCCTATACCAATATTTTTATCCAAGGTATTATATATATATTTACTTGTAACATTCCATATAGTTCCTAGTTCATAAGGCATTCTTATATTATTATTTGGTTAAAAAAATTAAAACATTGTTAGTTTCATTCTTTTAGAATAAATACATAATTCTAAAGAAAAATTATGTAAAATGTAATCAACTAAAACATTATCAGTATTCAATTCTTTGAAAGAAATATTTAATCTATTTAATTCACCTTTAATAGGATTAAATACGTAATTTTGTGGATCTAAATTAAAATCTGTTATAATACCTGTACCATTTAATTCGTTTTTATTTGAACCGTTAAAAAATATTATATTACTAAAAACATTAGTAGCAATACTGTTATTATCAGTATCTTTACTATATATAGTCTTTAAAGGATAATCATTTATACAAATATATATATTTGTAAGTTTAGTAGCAGTAATTCCTAAATTAGCATATATTTCAACTAATTTAATACTATTAACATTTTTAATAGGATCAATATCAATTGTTATATTTGGAGTATTACTACCATTAACAATAACAGTTTTTTTATCTAATATATCTTCCATTTATTTTAAATTATATATAATTTTTTTTGGTTATTAATAAGGTTTTAAAAAGATATAAAGATATTTTAATACTATTAAATGATTGTGGTTTATAATAATTTCTTAGTTAAAAATATATGTGAATCGGTTTCATTGATTATTTTCTTAATAATATTATTAGCATATTCGTGGCTACCTAAATGATCCGGATGTATTAAAGAACCGTAATTTGTATTAGAATAAAATACGGGATAGGTATGAACATATGTTTTGCAAGTTTCATATGTCATAACATCAGCAAGTCTACAAGATTTGCTATCTTTAAAACAAAATCTATCATTATTTTTGTATAATGATAGCATTTTTTCGGCTGCCTTACGTGAAACAATATAACCTGAACCAGATGGTATAATCATTTTCCATTGAATCCAATTAACATTTTGTTTATACACAGTATGTAGTTTTTCAACGGTTGGACCCATACAACAATGTAATTGTAATACTTCAGCATCATTCGGAATTGATTTTAATAATGCTTCTACATTTATTTCGTGAGGTATAATTGTATCATCTTCAAATATTATAAACCAATCTTCATTTGATTTATAACCTTCTTCAATAGCTAACATATGACTTATTAATGTGCAATGTTCAACCTTACAATTTTTACAATTTTTAAAATATTTTTCAGTAGGATCACATTTATAAGGAAGATCACGATCATCTACGTAATCATCAATATCATCAGGTGTTATTGCTGACACACGTATATTTTTAGTAATAAAATTAATATTTTTGAACTGATTAATCATTAAATCTCTACGTCTAATACATTCATCTACATTTATCCAAATAGCTAACATTTTAATATAAATTAAGTAGTAATGTTTATATTTGGTAACTTATAGATTACAGGTCTAGCAATATCTCCTTTTATTGAATCACAATTCATCATAATATTCATATTTTCTTTAGTTATTTCATTTTCTGTAATTTTTTCATAACCATAGAAAGCACCTAATAATGCACCTGCAATACTAGCATTTGTATCAGTATCACCTACGATTATTTCGGTTTTTTTCCATTTACCTTTAATACCTATTTTTGCTTTTTGCCCTTCTTTTGGTCCTAAACAAATGATAGCATCAATTGCATCGTTATAATTATTAAATTGAAATAATCCCCAAAATGCACAATAATATGCGTGTAATATATGACCTCTATTAACAGTAACATCTCTAAAAATATTATTAACGGCTTGATCAAATACTGTTAAAAGTTCATCAAATTCTATCATTTCTCTAATAGTTTTTTGAATTTTATCTTTTGATTTATCTTTCATTGCCATTCGTATAGCAGTTATATACGTATATACCGCATTATATACAAGTTTAGAAGGATTAGTAATATAAACATCTGTTTTAATTAGTTCATCATCTTCTACAAAAGCTAAAGGATATGATCGCATTAAAGCACCATTTGATTGTGAATTTTCTTTTGTAATATCATCTGGATAATATTTTTTAAAACGATTACAATATAATTTATATGTAGGTTTTGGTGCTATAAATAAATTTCTAGTATTTTTACCCATAAAAGGCGAATTACCTTTACAATTTTCAAAATTATTATTTGCCCATAACATATAATTTACTATAGCTTTTTCTTCTGTATAACCATCTTTAATTGTATTTAAAAGAATTAGAGCTAATTCAGTATCATCTGTTATTTGTCCTATAGCAGAAACTTGTTTTCCGTAAGCTCTAGTATATCGTGTAATAGGTGCATCTAAAATCCCCGTGTAATGTGCAAAAGGAAAGAATTCTACCGGAGCACCTAAAGCATCACCTAGAGCGTGTCCATATATTATTCCATTAATCTTATTATCCATTGCTAATATTAATATTAAGAAATCATTTTTTATATTTATTAATTGTAAATAATGAAAAAAGCAAAATGTATTCGTAATACATCTACCTGGTCGCATATAGAAAAAAACCACAAATTTGATACTCCTGGTTTTAAAAAAACAGAAGTAATTGATAATTTAAACGCATATTCACCAAGAATGTTTAAATTAATGGAAAATATTCAAGAATTAGACAAACAAGATTTACAAGAAAATGGTAAATTATTTAAACACGTAATTTATTCAGATGTTCAGGGTATTTATGGTTCTAAAATGGTTGCAAGTGTTTTACTTGCAAATGATTATAAAATGTGTTATAATAAAAACTTAAAATTATTATCAAACAATAAAAATAGTTTTGCTTTATTAACATCATCAGTAATTTACGGAAAACCTTTTCCGGCTACATTAAAAAAAAATATTCTTTCTGTATTTAACGAAAGACCTGGTAATATTTACGGTGAAAAAATAAGATTTATTATAATAGATAGTGGATATAAAGAAGGTATTGATCTATTTGATGTTAAATATTTTCATATATTAGAACCTTTAATAACTACAGGAGAAGAAACACAAGTATTAGGACGAGGATTAAGATTTTGTGGTCAAGCTGGATTACCTTTTGTTCCTAATATTGGTTGGAAACTAAATGTCTTTAAATATAATATGAAATATACAAATGATATGGATAGTTTTCAATTATATTTAAAGCATTCTAATATAGATTTAAGTCATATTAATTTGACAGCAGATTTAGAAAATCTGTTAAGAATATCAGCTGTTGATAAACATTTAATTAAAAATTTACATATTCCGCCTAAAACCAGATTTGATAAATTATTTAGTGATAATTCTAATAAAACAGAAATAACCGTAAATGTATATGGTAAATTATACCATAACGATGATCCTATTAAATGTAAATTAAAATGCCACGGACCTTTACAAGCTACACATAATGGTTTATTATTATTAGCGGCAATTAATACTAATTACACTTATTATAATATTATGAAAGATACATATCCTAAAAATACTTTGTGTAATAAATTATCTAAAGATGATTTATTATGTAAAAATGTAAATGAGTTATGGATGAAACCTGTGCAGTTTTTAATTAAGAATGCTAAATCGCTTACAACTAAAATAGATATGTTAGTAAGTGAAAAGAAAATAAATCTAAAAAATTATAATGATGTAATGGAATTCATTAATTTATATTATAATATAGAACTCTTAAATACAACTAAAAATAACTTAAAACCTCCATCTATATTTTATAATTATTTAGATTTACAACTATATATTAAAATTAATTTTAAAAAACTAATTTGGGCTAAAACAAAAATAGAAAACCTATGTATTAAGAACGAAGAAGCAGATATAAAATTAACACCTACACAAACCTTTATTAAAACCTATTTTACACCTAACAATATTAATAAAGGTATTCTTTTAAATCATTCAGTTGGAACTGGTAAAACTTGTGCAGCGATTTCTACATCTGTTAGTTTTGCTAAACAAAACTATACAATATTATGGGTTACACGACATACACTAAAACAAGATGTATGGAAAAATATGTTTGATAAAGTATGTAATAGTATTTTAGGCGATGTTAAAGATAAAAAAGAAAAATTAAAAATAATAAAACAAAATTGGTTTCCAATTATATCTTATAAACAATTTACCAATTTAATAGCTAAAAAGAATCAATATTATAAAAAATTAGTAAAAATAAACGGTAGCGAAGATCCTTTCAAAAATACTTTAATAATAATAGATGAGGCTCACAAATTATTTACTAAAGATCTTAAATCTATGGAAAAACCTGATGTTATAAAATTAAAACAAGCTTTACATAATTCTTATGAATTATCTAAAAATAATTCTTGTAAAGTAGTTTTATTATCAGCTACACCTATAACTGAAGATGTTATGTCTTTAAATAAAATGTTAAATCTTATATTGCCTATAAATTCTCAATTACCTGAAAATTATGAAGTATTTAAAGATAAATATTGTGATATTAATGGATTAATAACTACTGAAGGTGCTATAAGTTATATTAATAATATTTCAGGTATTGTTAGTTATCTTAATAGATCAGGTGATATAAGACAATTTGCTTATCCAGTTTATACCGATATAATGACAATTCCTCCTCCTACTGAAAATTATTCTGAAAAACTTAAATTAGTTGAAAATACACTCAAAAATACTAAAGATAAAGCTACAATAAAAACTGAAATTAAAGAATTAAAAAAACTTAAAAAAACTATGGATACAACTGAATACACTAATAAACTTGAAATATTAGAAGAACAATTAAGTAGTCCGGTTAATATTAAAACACTTAAAAGTGATATAAAAAAAATACAAGATAGTGCTAAAAATGATCATTCTGTATTAAATGAAATTAATAATTGTATTTTAACTAAATAGGTATTCTTTTTTTATCGTTTTTATTATATTTTGGTATCATTTTAATATGTATTTCATTATATATTTTAGTTTCCTCTTCTGTTGTTTTATGACAACAAACTAGTTTTTCGATTTTATTAATAAAATCTTGTAATGACATCTACTAATATTGATCTCATATCAATTAAATGCTTATCTAAACCTTGTAAATCCTTTTTAATTGTTTTTTTTGTAACTATAAAATCTCTTCTAGTTGTAATTTCAATTACGTCTTTATATATATTTTTATATTTAATATTAACCTCTGCTAATTCTTCTATTTTCTGTATTAATTCTTTTGGTAATTTTTCATATATATTATCTTTTAATTCATCAATTTCTAATATTTTAATACCTATATCCGTTTTAAAACTTTCTAATCTAGCCATTTTACCATTTAATGTTTCAACTTGATCTCTATAACTACTCGTTCCAGTAGTTCCTGTATCATTTAATATAGCTATATCGTAATTTAATTTAACTTCTGTATCATTTAAAACTATTTTAATCATATTTAATTTTTCCGAAATGTCAATTAATGTATTAATTGATAAATAATTTAATGAACTTTTTTCTTCTTTATCTTTCTTATATTGCTCTATTCTTCGTAATCGTTTAGCTTTCTCTTTCTCTTTTTGTTTAATTTCTTCAGGTGTTAATTCCTCATCTTTAAAATATTCAGTATTATAATTCTTAAAAATTATAAGACTTATAATACATACAATTAAAAATAGGATTGCTATATATAATTTATACATTTATTCAACTATTATACTTTTTTTTATCAAAAATCATTTTAGATGTTAATTCTTTACTATATTTAACTATTTTGATTTTTGGTTTCTCTTTTTGACAACAATTACCCATATTTTTAAACTACTTTTTCAACAGTTTCTAAAGCACCTTCAATCCATGCTTGTCTACTACTATATATTTCTCCTACTACTTTTATATTATTATCTATATTATTTATTTTTCTTTGTATTTCTTTTGAACTTACATTCGGTTTCCAAAAATGACTTCCACAACACCAATAATGTTTAGTTATCCACAATGGTTCTTCCACATTCTTATCCGGAAACATTTCTTTTACTAATCTTGTTATTTGTTTTTTAGTTTCTTTCTTAGATAAAGTATTCCAATAAGTTGCTATATAATCATCAGAATAACTAATTTGAACTAGATCATCTGTAATAGGAATAATAAATTGTAATTTATTATCGGTTACAGTTTTTTTGAGATTATGTAACCATTTATTTTTATTTAAATCATATTTTGCATATATTCTTAGTAAATTACCTACAGATACTGTATCAAATATATCTTTATATGGTTCGAAAAAAGGAATACTAATATAAGCTTTTTTACATACTGCTAAATATAATTTAGAATATTTTATAGTTTCTCTATCAGTTATAATATGATCTTTTTTAATATCTTTTAATTCTGTATTAAAATCTACAATAATATTTTTAGATATTATATAATTATACAATGATTTTGATAATATACTTAGACCACCTTTCAATATAAAAAAATCATTATTTTCTACATCAAAGTCTTTTCTTAATGTATAAATGGCATCTGCCGCGTTTAATCTATACATTTCGTTAATATAACCTAAAGATCTTTCTAAAACTTTAATTTCTTTTGTTGGCATAAATGATCCTAAATAATTATGAAATGTAAATTGTTTTAAATCTAATTTGGATTTATAATTAATTACGTAAGACCAAAGATCACTCAAAGATTTATAATTTGAATTATAATGTTTTAATAAACCTTGTTCATCTAACATCTTTTCATCAACATAATAATTCTTATTTGGATTTATATCTACTATTAAATGCTCTAAATTAAACTCTTTTATTAATTTCATCACCAACTTTTGCTTTTTACCTAATCTTCCTGCTCCTACATCATATTGATCGTTATATGTATATATTCTTCCACCATATCTATTTGATTTTTCTATTATTCTAATATCTGTTGTTGTCTTAGAAAGTTTATAGGCAGTATAAAGACCTGCTATACCTGCACCAACTATTATAACTGTCATATTTTTCATTATATAAAGAATAAATAATGAAGTTACCATATGTATTTATTTTTGATATAGATCAATGTATAGTTGGAAATGTTAACCATTTAATAGCTGAAACTTATATTTATAAAGAATTAGCAGAACTCTACGGAAAACCTGATAATTATAAACAAAATTTTAGTGAATACGTTAATAATGGTTTATTACGTCCTGGATTTGTAGAACTTATACAATGTATTAAAAAACGATTTAAACCTTGCGAATTGTTTTTATATACTAATTCATCTTACAATTGGGCTAATACTGGTATAATTCCTATAATAGAAAAAGCAACTAAGATCAAATTTAATAAACCGTATTTTACAAGAGAAACTTCAATTAATTATACAAAATCATTAGATGAAGCATATGAAACTATATTTCCATTTTTACAAAAGAAATATAAGATCCCTTTAAAACATAAAGATTTTATTATAAATAATAATTTAGTTTTTATAGATAATATTAAAGATAATACATCAACTAAAACAAATAGACAAATTACGTGTCCTGAATATGATCCATATCCATATAGATGCCCTTATGATAATATGATAGCTGCATTTGGTTATGATAAAATTGTATCTAAAGAAGCTGAAAGTATATTTGGTACATATTATAATATTGAATATTACAATCCAAATAGTGATAATACATTTTTTAAAGATAAAATGATTTTCAATATTTTTAAATCTATTAAAATGCGTAATGCTGAAATATTAAATGATAAATATAAAGACGATGACTTTTACATAACCTTATGTAATAAATTAACTGATTTAACAGATAAAACAATAGCAAATATAAAATGAAAAAATCTAAGGTATTTATATTAGAAGTTGAAAGTTGTATTTTAGGTGATTTAAAGTATAATAAAGCCGAATATGATATTTATAGACATATAAATAATATTAAAAGAATAAATAATTATAATTTTAATATTGATCTACTACGTCCAGGATTATTAGATTTTATAAAATTTATTAAAAAAAAATATAATGCCGAAATATATATAGTTTCTAATAGCGATCCTTGTTGGATTAATAACATTGTAGGTCCTTTTATTCAAAAACATTTTAAAGTTAATAAACCGTATTTTACTAACGCTGATTTTATTGATAATAACTTTCCATTAGATACTATAATCAAAAATGTAATTAAAAATAATAACTTTACTTGTATATCGAGTTATCAATTTTCAGAACAACATAAAGATAAACAATTAATTATTCCTGAATATAATAATTTACAATATATTAATATATATGATAATATGATATCTCATTTTGGTAAAGATATATTTAATAATGAAGATATACAAAAAAATTATATTAGAATAATTAATGACTTATTACCAGGTAGATTATTTTCTAATGAAAATATTAAAGATCCTATGTTTTTTAAATTAGTTGAACTTTTACATATGCGTTATGTAGAGGTCAATAATGTTAAAGATGATAACTACTTTTCAACTTTAATAGAAAAAAAAACTGTAATATAAATAATTCCATCTCATATTCTATATTATCCAACAATAATAAGTAGAATATATGAATAAAATATATAACTGTAAATATTACTATAAAATTTATTGATAATTGTTGAACAAATGCGATAAGTAATCCAACATAACAAATATATCTGAATATAATATGAGACCAAAAAGCATTATGTAAATCGTTTATTTGTAAAAATTTATCAGATATTATAAAAAATATTATTATAGATGCTAATAAAAAACAAGTTCTATTTAAATCTAAATATTTATAATTATAATAAAAATTTATAATAAAAAATTGTATAAAATATATT